GGGCTTGCCACACAACGCGATGATGCCCGCGATGCTCGCCGCCACGCCGTCAATATAGACGGTAATGTCCGCCTTGCTCGTGCGCAGAGCGTTGTATATGGCGATACCGCTGAAGACGTCACCGCCGCGGCTGTTGATACGAACGTCAATCTTGGAGTACTGCGCTTGCAAGGCCATCAGTTCGGCCACCACGCGCCCACTGTCCACGCGCTGCCCGTCGCCTACGTCGCCGTATAGCAGTATGGCGACCTCTCCGTCACCTGGGATTATATTGAAGAATTTCTTTTGCACCGTATTTTGATTTTTCGGCAAAATTAAACTGAAAAAACGAGCCTAAAAAATCGTAAAAATATGGTGTAATACGGAATGTACACCATTGCAATTCAGGCGTATATGGTTAATTTGCAATTTTACGATTAGTGAAAAAAGGGGGAAATTTGCATACAAAATTAGAAATGGATGGCAAAGACAAATATCGATAAGAAGAGCATTGCACGCTCACTATTTTTGGACGGAAATTACACCCAAGAGGAAATTGCCGATAAGGTTGGCTCCACCCGTCAGACCGTCAGCCGATGGATACGTGAGGGCAACTGGGAAGAGGTTAAGGCATCCGTGGCCATCACCCCCGCACAGATAATCTCACAATGGAACAGGCAGATAATAGAGGTGAACAATGCCATCGCCGCACGCGGCGAGGGGCAACGATACGCCACGCCCGCCGAGGCCGATGCGCTGGCCAAGCTGGCAGGGGCCATCAACAAGCTGCAGAACGACATCGGCGTGAGCGACTGCGTGTCCGTGGCCATGCGTTTCCTAACATGGCTGCGCCCGCTAGACGTCGAGGCGGCCAAGCAGTTCAACAACCTATTCGACGCATTCATTAAAGACCAAACCACACGCGGATGAAAGCAAAACATACGGACAAGCAAGCATTGGAGCTGTGGCGCAGGTTTCATGAGGGGCTGGCCAAGGACGTGCCGGTGGACGAGGGTCTGTCGCGATATGAGGTAGAACGCCGGCGAAAGGAACTGGAACGCGACCCCGTGGAGTGGATACACTATTTCTTCCCAGCCTACGCCAAATACGAGTTCGCACCCTTCCACATCAAGGCCATACGGCGCATCATAGCCAATGACGAATGGTACGAGGTGCTGTCGTGGAGCCGCGAGCTGGCCAAGAGCACCGTGGTGATGTTCGTGCTGATGTACCTTACGCTAACCAAACGCAAGCGGTTCGTAGCATTGGCCGCGGCCACCATCGATGCGGCCGAACGCCTGCTCGCACCTTATAAGGCCAATTTTGAGAAGAACCCGCGCTTGATGCAGTTTTACGGCAAACAGGAAACCATCGGGGCGTGGACAAACACGGAATTCGCTTGCGCATGCGGGGCGAAGTTCATCGCCCTGGGTGCAGGCTCTGCGCCGCGTGGTATGCGCAACGAGGCCATACGCCCCGACGTGTTGTACTTCGATGACTATGACACCGACGAGGACTGCCGAAACCCCGTCACGCTTGACAAGAAGTGGCAGTGGGCCGAGCGGGCACTTTACCCGACGCGCTCCATCTCGGAACCCACGCTGGTGCTGTGGTGCGGAAATATTATCGCTAAGGACTGCTGCATAACGCGCGCTGGGGCACTGGCCAATAGTTGGGATGTGGTAAATATACGCGACAAGCATGGTCGTAGCACTTGGCCACAGAAGAATACCGAGGAACAGATAGACCGAAGCCTCTCGAAGATCTCGGTGCGCGCCCAGCAGGGCGAGTACTTCAACAACCCCGTGGCAGAGGGCAAGATATTCAAGAACCTGCCTTTCGGTAAGGTGCCGCCCTTGAAGAAGTTCCGCTTCCTTATAGGTTACGGCGACCCCGCATATTCCGACAGCAAGAAGAAAGGCAGCTCCACCAAGGCCTTATGGCTGGTGGGCAAGTATAAGGGCGTGTACTACGTGATTAAGGGCTTTCTCGCACGTGAAACCAACGCCAACTTCATAGGTTGGTACTTTGAGTTGGACAAGTACGTGGGTGGAAAAACCAACGTGTATTGGTATATCGAGAACAACAAGCTGCAAGACCCTTTTTATCAGCAGGTGTTCAAGCCCCTGCTGCGCGATGAGTGTGCAGCGCGTAAGACGCAACTCTTCATCCGCGAGGACACGCGCAAGAAGACGGACAAGGCAACGCGCATCGAGGCCAACCTGGAGCCGCTCGACCGTCTGGGCACGTGGGTTTTCAATGAGGAAGAAAAGGACAACCCCCACATGCAGGAGCTGATGAACCAGTTCAAGCTCTTCGAACTCACCCTGCCATACCCTGCCGACGGCCCCGATGCCGTGGAGGGCGGGGTGACGACGGTGGACCAGAAGACGGGCGAGCTGGAACCCACTTACACCATCGCGCTTAACGATGAGGATATGAATAAGGACAACCCATTTATGATGTAACATGAGCAATTTCATAGAGATAACCGACTACGACGCGAGCATACATCGCGAGATACTGGACAGTCTGTTGCGCCAAGGCACGACCGACTACGACCCGCAGATTGTGGAGATATGCGAGGACCGCGCCGTGCTGGAAATGCGGTCGTACTTGAACAAAAAGTACGACTGCGACAAGATTTTCTCCGCACGCGGCACCGACCGCCACGCCCTGGTGCTGATGTTCGCGCTGGACATCGCCATCTACCACATCTTCTGCCAACACAACCCCTACAAGATATCCAAGAGTAGGGAAGACCGCTACAACCGAGCTGTGGAGTGGCTCAAGGGCGTGATGCGCGGAGACGTGACCATCGACGGCGCACCGCTGCTGCCAGCCGAGGAGATTGAAGACAAGAGCCGATGGCAGATAAAGGCCGACGAAGTGCGCCCCACGCTCTTATAAGTGAAAAAACAAAAAATGGTAAAGATGAAGAACCTGAAACAAAGGCGCGCGCAAGGCCGCCGTATAATGCAGGGCGGCATGCTCGCCGCACCTGGAGAACGCCAGCCCGACGTGGTACTGCAGATGCCCGAGCTGTTCCACTTCAATTTGCAACACTACATGAATGCCGTCACCTCGGCGCGCGGCATCGATTACAGCAATCGCGTGCGCCTGTACGACATGTATGAGAGCGCGAACTTCGACCTCCACCTCACGGGCGTGATGGCCAAACGTCTGCGCGGCGTGACGCAGATACCCATCGAATTTCAACGAGAGGGGAAACCCGATGAGGAAATTAACAGGCAACTCCGCTCGCCCTGGTTCAAGGAACTTCGCAAGGAACTCATCCTCTCCGAGTTTTGGGGATTCACCCTCGTGCAGTTCCGGATGGAGGACGACGGCAATATCCGCTTTGACAGCATCAGCCGCAAGAACTACGACCCCATCCGCGGCTTGGTGCTTCGACACCAGGGCGACATCAGTGGAGTGCCAGTGGAGGAGTACGGCCACACGCTCTTCGTGGGTTCGAAGCGTGGACTGGGTATCTTCGCCGAGATTCTGCCCGCCGTGCTCTACAAGAAGGGAAATATGGGCGACTGGGCTCGGTTTTGCAACATATTCGGCATGCCCATACGCGAGTACACCTACGACGCCGGTGACGAGGAGGCGCGCAAGACGCTCATCCGCGAGGCGCGGCAACAAGGCACGAACGCGGTGTACATCCATCCCAAGGACAGCGAACTGAAATTGCTCGAGGCAGCCAATAAGACGGGCAGCAGCGAGCTGTACCGCACATTTGCCGAATACTGGGACAGCAAGATAAGCATTCGCGTGCTAGGCAACACCCTCACCACCGACGCCAAGGACACGGGTACGCAAGCCCTTGGCACAATCCACAAGGAGGAAGAGAACGAGATGAACGCCGACGACCGAGACTTCATCCTCAATATCCTCAATTACCAAATGCGCGACATCTTCGCCGAATTGGGGTTCAATACCGACGGGGGCGAGTTCGTATACGCTAAGAAAGAAAAGGTGGACACCGCGCAACAGATTGACATCGTTCAGAAATGTGCCGCTATGGGGCTGCCCATTGATGACGACTACCTATATGAGACCTTCGGCATCGCAAAGCCCGAGAATTACCAGGATCTGAAAACGAGGAAAGAGGAGGAACGTGCAGCCTTGCGCCAGCAGCTTGCCCAGCAGGGCGAAGAACCCACAACTCCCGAACCGCCCACACGCAAAACCCCGACGAACGCCCTGCGCCGTTTTTTCGGCCTAGCCCCGACACCCATCGGGGCGGACAACGACTTCTAATTGACAACCTCTACTATGGTGACGGGCAGTGCGGGTGTCACGCGCATTTCCACAACGCCGAAGGCGGCGTGGAGGTTTCGGCCGACCTGCTGGGCGACTTCCTACACACCATTTACGAGGGTTTTGACACCTCCAAAGAAATCGAGCCGAAGATTTGGCGTGAGCTACAACGCACCATGAACGAGGCGGCAGCCGAGGGGCTGGCACGCGGCGAATACCAACCGCGACACAACGACCGTTTCCTAGACGCCATGCGCCACGGCAACGAGGTGTTCGCGGCGTTCAAGGTACATGCGATGGGCAAGGCGATGGCCGACAAGCTGCGCGATGCGAACGGCAATATAAAGCCGTTCGAACAGTGGTCGAAAGATGTTCAAGCGATTTCGTCGCACCACGTCGGCGCGTGGCTGCGCACCGAATACAACACGGCCGTGCTGCGCGCTCATGCCGCGGCCGACTGGCAGGAGTTCGTTGAGAACCGCGACATCTTCCCCAACCTCCGTTGGATGCCCACAACGTCGCCCGATGCCGAGGCCTCGCACCGCTCATATTGGGAAAAGAAACTCACCTTGCCAATCGAGCATCCGTTCTGGGAAAAGCACCACCCGCAAGACCGCTGGAACTGCAAGTGCATGCTCGAAGCTACCGACGACCCCGCCACGCCTGTCGAC